CGAAATCAATTTGATTTTATATGGGGTAAATTTTTTAAGAAAAATTAACCAAGTTTGGATCGTTGATCGATCCGTTATGGAGCTAAGGTAATAGCTCCTTTATAAATATAATTCCATTTTTGAAAATAATTTTATTTTCAATAGTATATGACGACGTTGCAATAAATGTCTGATGCTACAGGCACTTTTAGTGCCATCAAATGTGATGTGAAATTAATAAGGTTCACAATCAACAACCTGTTTACATGTTATGATTTGGTGTAAACTTTACAATGACAAAATCAGGGTATATCAATATTATGTCCGAATATTGAATATCCGCTGGACCCGAATGAGTAATTTAGCGTACCGAAGCGGAAACCGAGAGATAATTTGTTCAATATGACACCCTCGATGAAACACTCACAAATAATAATTATTAAAAGAGATTATTGTTTATAGACTGTGTTAGAGATGTAGTGTATGAGAGCAGACTTTCCAGTGGCCTGCGGGAAAGCTAGTAAACAGCCGACGGTAGAGTATGAAATAGAAAAAGAATATGCTATCCATGCTGTATAAAAAAGGATACTAGCGAAGAGACGAGAGAAGAAAATTCGACGATGAAAGAATTATGGTGCAGTCCCAGAGCCGAACTACAACTATATATATTACCCTTTCATCAACTATTTAGACTGAATAGTTGATCCTTGTTTTACAAAGAATGAATTAGTCACATTCCATCAGTATTTGTATGCACGATACAAGTACTTGCGACAACACAGTGCAAAACTCAAACCACCATGCAACTGACTAATTTTGATCGTTTGAGTTTCTTGGCACGGACGGTGGGCGACACCCATACGGATCATGCCATGATAAGGACCACCCGCATCCCAGGTGATATTTTCTGCGAAAGTATATTGGGATTGTCCGGTTGTATTAATACAACGAACCCTCCTTCGATGGACACGGGAGATTTAATGTTGTCTTTATATTTTCATTTTGAATTTGTAATTGCAATATGGGTAGCACTAGCAATAGTGTCCATAATGCCTTCT